CAGGCATTGAGCAGAAAGAGCGCTCGAACGTAGTAGACACAGCCCAGAAGCTACAGAACGTAGTCACTGGGCCAGGAATGCGTCAGCCACCCAGACGCACACAATGATGGGTGAGAATTGAACGAGGATCTAATGGAACTTAATAAGGCAGAAATAGACGAACACATCGAACTTGATGAAACTGAAGTTGAGGAGCCAGAGGCTGAACTTGACGAAGACATTGATGAAGGTGAGGCTGAAGACGCTGAACTGGATGGTGACTTTGAAGAGGGCGAACCTACTGAGGCCGAAGCTGAAGATGAAGCCGATGTTATGGTCGTTATCGATGGGGAAGCGCCTGACCCAGAAGACGAAGAAGAAGCACGCGCTCCTGAATGGGTTCGTGACCTTCGCAAACAGTATCGTGAGGAAAAGCGCCGCGCTAAAGAGTTGGAGCAAAAGCTGGAGAGAATGGAGCAAGGGCAAGCGCCTGCGCGTCAGCCTCTTGGCCAAAAGCCCACACTTGAAGGCACGGATTACGACACCGAGCGATATGAGACGGAACTTGCTGCGTGGTATGAAAAGAAGCGCCAGCATGACGAACAACAAGCCTCAGTCCAGGCGCAGCAACAAGCTGTGCAGAAGGAATGGGAAAGCAAGTTGGAGAGTTATCACTCTTCTAAGGCAGGCTTAAAAGTCAGAGACTATGAGCACGCCGAAGATGTGGTGCAAGATACTCTTAGCGTTATGCAGCAAGGCATGATTGTTCAAGGTGCGGAAAACCCCGCCTTGGTCGTTTATGCTCTTGGCAAGAACCCGAAGAAAGCGAAGGAAATTTCGTCAATTACAGATCCCGTAAAGTTCGCCTTTGCGGTGGCAAAATTGGAGACCAATTTGAAAGTCACAAAACGTAAGGCACAATCTAAGCCAGAAAAGAAGATCAGCGGCACAGGCCGTCCTTCTGGATCGGTTGACAACACCCTTGAACGTCTGAGAGCGGAAGCGGAAAGAACTGGAGACTATTCTAAGGTTTTCAGTTATAAGAAGCAGAAGCGATCAGCTTAAACTTTATGGAGTAGAAAATGGCTAACTCATTTTCCAAAGAAGAACGCGTAGCGTTCGAAGACATCCTGGCAGGCTTCAACGATGCACTTGTGCTTTCGTCGCTTGTCAACAAATACAGCACCAATGGTCAGCAAATGGAGCGTTCAAGCGACACCATTTGGCGTCCAATGCCTTACATCGCTCAGTCTTATGACGGTTCCGATGCGACTTCTAACTTTGCTGACAACACACAGTTGGCTGTTCCTGCAACTATTGGCTACCAGAAGCACAGCACAGCGCTCCTGACAGCCAAAGAGATGCGCGACCAGTTGCAAGAGAACCGTCTTGGTTCTTCTGCTGCACAGAAGCTGGCTTCTGACATCAACGTAGCAACTCTGACTGTTGCATCTAACCAAGGCACAATCGTTGCTGCACGCAGCACTGCTGCTGGCGGTTACGCTGACGTTGCTGAAGCTGATGCGCTGATGAACGAGCAAGGCGTCATGATGGACAACCGCAACTTTGCGCTTTCCAGCCGTGACTATAACGGCATGGCGTCTGATCTGGCGGCACGCGAAACCATGAACAACATCCCGACCGAAGCCTATCGTCGTTCGTATGTTGGTGAAGTTGCTGGCTTCCAGACCTTCAAAATGGACTACGCAAACCGCTTGGCTGCTGCTGCTGGCACAACCGTTACTGTAAACGGTGCAAACCAGTATCACACACCTGCTGCAACATCGACTGCTGCAACTGGTGAGACTTCCAACGTAGACAACCGCACACAGTCTCTGACAATCGCGGTTGGTGGCGGCACTGTCAAAGTTGGTGACGCGTTCACCATCGCTGGCGTAAACGCTGTTCACCACATCACGAAGCAAGACACAGGCCAACTGAAGACGTTCCGCGTCACAGGCATCGTGTCTGGCGCTGGTGGTTCTGGTGTTGTGACAATCTCGCCTGCGATCGTTTCCAACGGTGGCGGCACTGATGCGGAAGCACAGTATCAGAACGTGAGTGCAACGCCTGCTGATGGCGCGGCGATCACATTCCTGAACACTGTCGAAGCACCAGTGAACTGCTTCTGGCACCGTGACGCGATTGAACTGCTTCCTGCTTCGTTGGCTGTTCCAACAGACGCAGGTGCGGACATCATGCGCGCCACAACTGACCAGGGCGTTGAGCTTGTCATGCAGAAACAGTTCGACATCAACACACAGAAAACAAAGTATCGTTGGGATACACTGTTTGGTGTGGCGATGCTTCAGCCTGAAATGGCTGGCATCATGCTGTTCTCGCAGACTTAATGATCTTGGGGTGGGGCTTCGGTCCCACCCTTCCTTAATAGGGACAGTGCTATGCCGTTGAAAAAAGGATACAGCCGAAAGTCGATCGGCGAGAATATCAAGACAGAAATGCGTTCGGGCAAGACCCGCGCGCAATCAACGGCCATTGCACTCAGCACGGCGCGAAAAGCGGCTGAACGTGCTGGAAAACCCTCCAAAGCACCCAAAAGGAGACGGAAATGAGCGTGATGCTTTATAAGCACCCTGGAAAGCACGACATCCACGGTGACAAATTTGATTATATCGTTGTTGAAGATGCTGATGTGGACGCCAAGGTCAAAGATGGCTGGGCGAAGACCACTGAAGAAGCTAAGAATGGTCCTGTGAAGAAGCCTGCTGCAAAGCGTGGTCGCAAGCCAAAGACTGAGGATTGATCCATGGCATACACGAAGCGAGACATCGTTAATCAAGCGTTCGAAGAGATCGGTCTTGCTTCGTATGTCTTTGATTTGCAGCCGCAGCAGCTTGAAAGCGCATTGCGGCGCCTGGATAACATGATGGCGACATGGAACGGCAAGGGCATCCGTCTTGGGTATCCGTTGCCTTCTTCGCCTGCTGACAGCGATCTGGATCAAGTCACGGGCGTGCCTGACAGCGCTTTGGAAGCAATGGCCACGAACTTGGCTGTTCGCATTGCGCCGATGTTTGGGAAGACGGTTTCGCCTGACACCAAGACAATCGCAAAAAAGGCTTACACGCAGATCATTACGCAGTCTGCCACGCCAATCGAAATGCAGGTGGACAACACTGCTATCCCTGCGGGCGCAGGCAACAAGCGCTTCCGCGACCGACAAGACCCGTTCTTGCGTGATCCGACCGATCCGCTTCAGGCGGGGCCAGACAGCATCTTGGATTTGGAGTAATCACCATGGCAACCATCAATCAACTTTCTTCGACTTCTGCGCTTTCGGGCGGCGACACGCTTCCCGTTTACAAGCAAGATCAGGGTGACGCGCGCAAGGCATCGATCACAACCCTGATGGATTATGTGAACGCGAATGTTCAGACAGTCACGCAGAACACGCAGTATGCTGCGCCTGCGGCCACTGGCTTCAGCGTCACAGTCAACACAGGCAACGTCTGGCTGATCCTGACGCCTGTTAGCACCTATGCGGCTGGCGCGATCGTTCTGCCCACTGGCGCAAGCGACAAGGACACTGTGACAGTCAACTGCACGCAGATCGTCACATCGCTGACTGTTTCTTCTGGCGCGACTGTTGTTGGCGCACCGACCACGCTGGCGGCAAACGACTTCTTCACCATGCGTTATGACGCAGCAACATCTTCTTGGTATCGGATTGGCTAATGCAAATTCCCATCCTGAACGGCATCTACGCTGACGCAACACCAGACTTTCGGACATCTTATCCGAAAAACTTGGTGCCAGTGCCAAAGCAAACTGGCATTTCGGCGGGGTATCTTCGCCCCGCTGATGGCATCGTGGAGGCTGGAACAGGACCAGGGATAAACCGTGGCGGCATCAACTGGAACGGTTCGCTGTATCGCGTCATGGGAACCAAGCTGGTCGAAATCGCAGAAGACAACACCGTCACAGAAATTGGCGATGTTGGTTCTGGCGATCGGGTCACGTTTGACTATGGCTTTACCTATCTGGCGATTGCTTCTGGCGGTCGCCTGTATCTGTATGACGGGACAACGCTGACGCAGGTCACTGATACTGATCTTGGCACTGTCTTGGACGTTGTTTGGGTCGATGGGTATTACATGACAACGGACGGTGAATTTCTGGTCGTGACTGACCTTGATGATCCGTTTGCCGTGAACCCGCTGAAGTATGGTTCTTCTGAAGCTGATCCTGATCCAGTGAAGGCTCTGCTGAAGCTGCGCAACGAAGTCTACGCGCTAAACCGATACACGATCGAAGTCTTCGACAATGTGGGGACCACTGGCTTTCCGTTTCAACGGATCGCTGGCGCGCAAATCCAGAAGGGGACAGTTGGCACGCACGCAAACTGCGTCTTCATGGACAACATTGCGTTTTTGGGCGGTGGCCGCAACGAAGCACCATCGATTTACATGGGCGCAAACGGATCAACGCAGAAGATCGCCACGCGTGAGATCGAAGAAATCATTGCGACATACACCGAAGCGCAGCTGGCGTCTGCTTTCTTAGAAGAGCGCACAGACAAAGCGCACCAGTTTCTGATCGTTCACCTGCCAAATCACACGCTGGTGTTCGATGGTGCTGCAACGCAGGTCATGGGGCAACCCGTTTGGTCTTCGCTTTCATCGACGCTGGTTGGCGATGGCAAGTGGAACGCCTGCACGGTGATCTGGTGCTATGACAAGTGGAACGTCTGCCACCCTGACACGAACCAGTTTGGATATTTGGATGACACCATTTCTTCGCACTGGGGCATCGATGTTGGCTGGGAGTTTGGCACGCAGATCGTTTACAACGAAAGCAACGGCGCAATCTTTCATGAAATGGAACTGATTGCACTGACTGGCCACGTTGCATCTGGCACATCACCAACGATCTGGACGCAGTATTCTAGCGATGGCGAAACATGGAGCGCTGAAAAGCCAATCCGTGCAGGAACGCTGGGGCAGCGCGCCAAGCGCCTTGTCTGGCTTCAGCAGGGTCACATGAACAACTGGCGCATCCAGCGCTTCCGTGGCACGTCTGAAGCGCACATTGCGATGGCACGATTGGAGGCGCGGCTTGAGCCGCTGGCGTTCTGATGGCTGATCCCAATGTCCCAACACGAAATCAAATTGCTCGAATTGCTCAAGACGATCCTGAACTTATCAAGGCGCTTGAACGCCTTTTCATCGTTGCGGGTGATCTTACGCCTGCTGACATCGCGGCGCTGACGATCCTGATTGAAGACGCGCAGTATAATGCTGGCGCTGCGCAGAACAAAGCGGAAAGCTATCAGCAGAACTTTCAGAAGCTGGATTATATCGACTTCAACCGCGTTGGTCCGCATGTCGCCTTGGCGCGCAGGATGCAGTGGAACGAAGATGATGGGACGATCGACGTTGGCATGAACGATGAAGTCATGCTGCAAGTCGGTCAGGAAACGCAGTATTACGCCAAGAACACATCTGGTGGTGACATCCTGAACGGCACACCAGTCATGTTCACGGGGACGCTTGGCGCATCTGGCAAGCTGACATTTGGCAAGGCTGTTGCTGACGGGTCTTTTCCTGCCATTTATATGATGGGCGTGGCAACCGAAGACATCCCGAACAACGGCTTTGGCTATATCACCAGCTTCGGCAAGGTGCGTGGGTTCAATACAAGCGGCACGCCATATGGCGAAACGTGGAACGATGGCGACATCATTTATTTCAGCCCTGCTGCGCCTGGGTCTTGGACAAACGTCCGCCCTGCTGCACCAAACCTTGATCTTCCTGTTGCTGTTGTTCTTAACGCTGCGACTGGCGGCTCTGGCGAAATCTTTGTGCGGATGAAGACTGGCGAGACGGTTGACGAACTGCACGATGTGCAAGCGCCTTCGCCTTCGGACGGGGACATTTTGGAATACGACAGCGGAAACACTCGATGGCAGAACGTGGCTAACCCAGGTCGCACATCGAACACGCTTATTTGGCTGGAGTGCTATTGATGGCTTATAACGACATTACACCAGTTAAACTTGGGCAAGCGGCTATCACTGCGAGCGTTACAACGCTTTACACGGTGCCAGCATCAACGCGTGCCTTTGTGAAGAACTTGGACATTGTGAACACCTCTGCGGGTGCTTTGACGTATCGCATTTACTTTGTGCCTTCGGCTGGCTCTGCTGGGACAGGCAATGCGATCTTCTATGACTTCCCGATCGACAGCAAAGAAAACATCCAGTGGACAGGCACGCAGATTTTGAACGCTGGTGACACGATCCAGATCGAAGCGTCTGGCACTGGCATCACAATCACAGCAAGCGGGGCAGAAGCAGTATGACCATCACACCCACAGTTCTGATTGAACCCAAGCTGGCCGAAGCCACAAACACCGTGCAATACACTGCGGATGGTGTGAACGCTATCGTGGACAAGTTCACAGTGACCAATAACGGCGCTGCGCCTGCGACCATCACGATCAACGTGGTGACAAACCTTGGCACGGCTGGCGCATCAAACCGCATTGTGAACGCGCGCAACATCGAAGTGGGCGAGTGTTATACCTGCCCAGAACTGGTGGGGCAGGTGCTTGTTGATGCGGATTACATTTCAACGACTGCCAGCGCAGCAACAACACTGACCATTCGTGCTTCAGGGCGCGAGATCACGCTTTAAGGAGATCGACATGGACGACATTTTTATTGGCATCCCGCAGGAAAAGATCGTTTCGCCTGCTGAGAACAAAAAGAACCGTAAGCTGGTGATTGATGAATGGCAGCTTGGCCCAGAAAACACATCGATCGAACCGACTGCGAACAAAGAATACTGGAAAGGCTTGTCAAAGGCATGGGGTCTTTCTGAGAAAGAAGCGCGCCGCCGTTTGTGCGCCAACTGTGAGTATTTCAAGAACGGTCCGATGATGCAGGCGATGATGGAAAGCATCCCGCTTGATGATTACGATCGTGATGGCGGTGGGCGTGGTTATTGCAAGAAGTTCGACTTCATCTGCCATAACTTGCGTTCGTGCCAGGCTTGGGAAGAGGATTGATCGCAGATGCTTGCAAAAATTTGCAAATCGGGCGATAATGGGGGCGCTGAGACATATGGCCACCAGCAGCCGCAATCCGCGAGGGGCTGCATGATGCGCGTTCGGCGAGCAAACCACGAAGACAAGAAAGCATTTGTAAAGCAGGCGGAAGCCTTCTTTGCTGCTTCGCCTATGTCTGAACGTGCTGCTTTTGACGAACATGGATTTGCAAAGTTTTACGATCAAGCGCTGGAAAGTGACACTGTTGCTTTCTGGGTCGTGGATAGCGGCGATGGAATTGTTGGCATTTGCGGTGCAATGGTATTCCCGTTGTATTTTGCGCCAACGATCAAGATCGCGCAGGAACTGTTTTGGTGGATCGAACCCGAAGCACGGGGAACGTCTGCTGGAAAGCAGATGATGTTTGAACTTGAGGGCTGGGCTGAACAAGTCGGTGCCGATCATCTGTTCATGATTGCATTAGAAAACGATCGTTCGAAGACCATGGAACGCGTCTATGGTCGAAACGGCTTTGCGCCGATCGAACGCACATTTACAAAGGAAATTCGCCATGGCCATTAGCACGGGTCTCGCACTTCTTGGCGGTTCTATCGCTGGTGGCCTCATGTCATCAAGCGCGCAGAAAAAAGCCGCAAGCACAGCAGCCGCAGCACAAACGCAATCAGCTGAACTTGGCATTGAAGAACAGCGCCGCCAGTTTGACGAAATTACTGCACTTCTTCAGCCTTATGTTTCGGCTGGTGAAAGCGCTATTGGTGGGCAGCTTGCACTTGCTGGTCTGGAAGGCCCAGAGGCGCAACAGGCAGCAATCACAGCGCTTGAGCAAGGCCCGCAGTATGAAGCGCTTGTTCGTCAGGGTGAGGAAGCATTGCTTCAAAGCGCCGCTGCAACTGGCGGGCTTCGCGGTGGCAATGTTCAGGGCGCACTTGCACAGTTCAGACCGCAGATGCTTTCGAACCTTATTGAAAGCCAGTATTCGCGTCTTGGCGGACTGACGAATGTTGGTCAGGCATCTGCTGCGCGTCAGGCTGCGGCTGGTTCCGCTGGTGCTGGAAACATTTCGAACTTGCT